AGGTTGTGGAGCGTCGCCGGGGCACCGGGTGGGTCATTGACCGCGTTGAGGAGCTCATCGCGTCGTGGCAACCGTTGTCGGTGACGTTGGATGCGATTGGCCCGGCCGGTGCGTTCCTTCCCGGTTTTCAGGAGCGTGGCATTGCCATCGAAGTGGTGTCGATGACGCAGTACGGGCAGGCGTGCGCCCTGTTTAAGAACGCTGTTGATGAGCGTGAATTGTTCCACAAGCGGCAGACGGGGTTGACGGCTGCTCTTGAATCTGGGCGCAAGCGCCCGCTCGGTGAGGCCGGCCTGTGGGGTTGGCATCGCCGTGACACGACGGACATTACGCCTTTGGTGGCTTCGACTCTTGCCGTTTTCGGCTTCTCTCGCGGTGCAGGAGCACCAGAACCCGAGGATACGCGGGTGATCGTTCTGAGGTAGGTACTGTATGGCTGCAACTGACGTCGATGACATGCTGAACAAGCTTGAGAACCGCCTCGATGTGCGCCGCCCCGTATTGGAGCGATTGAACGAGCGGTATGAGGGCGTGAACAAGCTTCACCAGTTGGGGCTTGCGATCCCTGATGAACTCAAGTGGTTCACGGTGGTATTGAACTGGCATCGTGTCGTGGTCGACGCGTTGGAACATCGCCTGGATCTCACTGGGTTCAGGATGCCGGGCGCGGAGGCTGCTGATACTTCCCTGTGGGGTGTGTGGCAGTACAACAACATGGACGAGCGTTCCGGGTTCACGCACGTGGATTCTCTCGCTCTCGGGTCATCGTTCGCGTGCGTGGGCACGAACGAGGAGGATCGAGAGGCTCCGCTGATCACGGTGGAGTCGCCGCTTGAGATGGTGACTCGCCGTGATTCGAGAACTCACCGGGTGGTCGTGGCCGCACGCTTCTATGACGCGGACGAGTCTGGGGTGGCGCAGAGGGCGACGCTGTATCTCCCAGATGAGACCCTCTGGCTGCATCGCGTCCGCGGCAAGTGGGTGAACGAGTTCGAGCCTGACATGCATAAGTTAGGTGCGGTGCCGGTGGTTCCGTTCGTGAATCGCCACCGCACTACCCGACTGCGGGACAGCGTGATCGAGGGCGCTTCAGAGATGACGGATGTGATCCCGATCGCTGATTCGGCGTCTCGCGCGATTACGAACACCCAACTCTTGCAGGAGACGCTGGTGGCTCCGGCGCGTGGCGTGATCGGCGCGACGAAGGGCGATTTCATCGGGCCTGACGGGCAACCGTTGACAGCTTGGGAAACCTACTTCGGTGCCGTGTGGGCGATGATGAACAAGGACGCGAAGACGTTCCAGTTCGATGCCGCAGACATGAAGAACATCGAGACGATTGTGAACATGTATGCGCGTCTCGCCTCTGGGGTTACTCATCTCCCGGTCGAGTATTTCGGACTGACGACGAACAATCCACCCTCTGCGGAGGGGTACCGTGCGGGGGAGACGCGCTTGGTGAAGACCGCGGAGCGGAAGCAGATCGCGTTCGGTAACTCGTGGGAGTCGGTGATGCGGCTCGTCATCCGTTTCCGTGACGGGGAGTGGTCGCAGGATGCTCGACGCATGGAGGCTGTGTGGCGGGATGCCGGCACGCCGACGGTGTCTCAGGTCGCTGACGCGGTGTCGAAGTACTTCCAGTCCGGTTTGACGGACTGGGAGACCGCTCAGGAGGACATGGGGCGTTCGCCGGAGATGATTCGCCGCATGAAGGAGCGCCGCGAAAAGGAATCCGAGGCGGCGCTGTCGTTTGGTGTTCAGCAAGCGTCCGAGGGCATCAATGAGCGTCCAGTCGGAAGCAGCGAATCGGTTTCAGCGTGACGCGATCAGGCGTTCGGATGAGCTGGCGAAGCAATTGCTCCGATTGTGGTCGAGAGTTCCATTGAATGACCTTGATGCCGGGTGGGAGTCAGTGGAGCCGCAAATGGTGGCGGCTCTATCGGCTGTCACGGTGCAGAACGCGGCATCGTCCGGGCGGATGACCTCTCGTGTAGCTCGAGCGGATGGTGTTGCTGTCGGTGATGTGATTGTGCCGAACGCGTTTGCCGGTGTTGACGGGTCTGGCCGGTCGAGCGTCGGACTGCTGCATGGTGCGGTGACGACGACGAAAGAGCGCATCGGGGCGGGCATGTCTCCGCCGACCGCGTTCATGACAGGGGCCGCTTACCTCGCTGCGATGGCGAAGACGGCGGTCGCGGATCTTGCCCGGTCGTCTGCTCTGGTGTCGTCCGCGGGGCGGAATTATGTTCGCTACGTTCGGGTGATCAATCCGGGAGCGTGCTCGAGATGCGCGATCCTGGCCGGGTCTGACCGATTCTCGAAGCCGTTTCTGCGGCATCCGTCGTGCCGGTGCACGTCGGTGCCAGTGCGTGATGTCTCTGACCTGCCCGACGGGCTGATCGCGTCGCCGGAAGAGTATTTCGAATCGTTGTCGGCGGCAGAGCAGGATCGGATCTTTACCAAGGCTGGGGCTGAGGCGATCCGACTGGGTGCGGATCCGATTCAGGTTGTCGGCGCCCGCCGTGGCGCTTCTGGAATGTTCTATTCACGCGCCTACCCGGCTCCGTTGAATGGGCGCAGGGCGATGCAGCGTGTCCAGATCGGCGCGAACTCGGATGGTTCTCCGATCATGGGCTACACGACGCTTGAGGGCACCACGAAGCGAGGCGTTTACGGGCGCATTCAACTGAATCTGAGCGAACAGTTTCAACGGGTCGGAAACGCGAGGTACTCCACAACTCGACGGTCGCGGCTGATGCCGGAATCGATCATCGATCTCACAGACGACGTGGGATTGCGTCGCACGCTGCTGCGTGATGCCGGCTATCTGGATGTTCCGCGCTCGAGCAGCGTGACAAGCGACTGGGTTGCTGACCGTAACCGGCAGCGGCAGTTGGATCGGATCGCTGCTGACACCTTCTACCGGTCGAAGGGTATCGACCTCTACTGATCTTCCACAGGTTTCTTCTGTGGCCGTACTCGACGGTTTCGAGGCCATGCCCGTACGGGGCTTAAACGGTAAGGAGTCTCAGCATGTCTGAGCAGACGGGTGCTACTACCACCACGGAAGAAACCAACAACGAGCAGGGCAAGCCCGCCGAGAAAGCGTTTGAGGCGATCACGTCTCAAGAGGCCTTCGATAAGGCGATACAGGCGCGCATTGCTCGGGAGCGTGCGAGGTTCGCGGACTACGACGAGTTGAAGGCTTCGGCTGACAAGCTTAAGCAGTTCGAGGATGCTCAAAAGACTGAAGCGCAGAAGGCGGCGGATCGTATCGCGGAGCTTGAGAAGGAGAACGCCTCTCTAAAGGTCGAGAGTCTCCGTTCTCAGGTGGCCCGCGCGAAGTCAGACCCCGAAAAGGGTTTGGTGCTCGATCCCGCGCTACTGAGCGGTTCGACGCAGGAGGAGCTTGAGGCTTCTGCTGATGCGCTCATCAAATTCAGGGGAGACGCGCCCGCGCCTTCCCCGTTCCCGAAAGCTGATCTGTCGCAAGGCGCGAAGGGGTCTGCTGGCGGGGGCACTACTGCTGATCGTTTCGCGTCATTTCTTGGCGAGAAGCTGACTTGACTGAAAGGGGCCTGCAATGGCTGGAATTGACCTCAATAGGGGTTCTACGAATGTTTCTGATCTCCTCCCGAAGGAGATCTCGACCGAGATTTGGGCTGATGTGCAGGAGCAGTCGGCTGTGATGCAGCTTGCGCGCCAGATCAGCATGCCCGGTTCGGGTGTGACGATCCCGATCATCACCGGGGACGCTTCGGCGGACTGGGTGGATGAGACTGATGAGAAGCCGGTGTCGCGTGCGACGCTGTCTTCGAAGCAGATCACCCCGTACAAGCTCGCCGTGATCGAGCCGTTCTCGAATGAGTTCCGGCGTGACCTGCCTGCCGTGTATGCGGAACTGCGTCGTCGCCTTCCGAACGCGATTTCGAAGAAGTTCGATTCGACGGTGTTCGGTACGACCGCACCTGGCAGTAATTTCGACACGCTCGGCGGTGCGACTGCTGTCGCTATCGGCCCGCACGCGTCGGATGCGAAGAAGTCGACCTATGCGGGCCTCGTTGACGCCTACAACACGGTTGCGAACAACAGTGCAACGCTTGACGGCTGGGCACTGAGCTCCCAGGCGAAGGGGCTCCTCCTGAATCAGGTGGACTCGACGGGTCGCCCGCTGCTGTTCTCGTCCATTCAGGATGGGACCGCGATCAACCAGATTCTTGGGGAGAACGTCTACTACACGCAGGGCGTGTACGCGTCGGGGTCTCCTGCGACGATCGGTTTCGCCGGCGAATGGGATTCTGCTGTGTGGGGTTCCGTCGAGGGCATCAAGGTGTCTGTCACGAACGAGGCTTCGATCACTGATGGTGTCACCACTGTCAACGTCGCGTCGCCGGGTTCGGGCACCGTCGATATTCCGAACGTGCTGAACCTGTGGCAGCGGAACATGTTCGCGATCCTCGTTGAGATCGAGGTCGGGTTCCGTGTCCGTAACGCCAACCGTTTCGTGAAGCTCACGAACGCGGCACGCAGCTAACCAGGTGGGGCCAGGCAATTTGGTCTGGCCCCCTTGAGCCGCATGGAGGTGGCTATGGCAAGCAATCCGGCTACCAAGGCCGATCTGCAGGCGCGGTCCTTTCGCACTCTGACGAACGACGAACTCGATACGGGGGAGACGCTACTCGGGGATGCGTGGGGGATGGTCGTTTCGGCCCGTCCCACGGTCGCGGAACGGCTCGACAAGCTGCCGCCGGATGAGGCGTTCAAGTCTGTCGTCGTGCAGGTCCTTTGCGCGATGGTGTTGCGGGTCGTCTCGAACCCGGAAGGGAAACTCGAAGAACGTCTTGACGACCATCAGTACCGGCGCGATTCTGCCGTGTCCACGGGTGAGCTCTACATTTCTGATGCGGAGCTTGCTCGTCTCTCTGAGGGGGATGAAACCTCTGATGGGGCGTGGACGATCGGCCCTTCGTTTGCGAATGTCGGGCGGCGGTGGACTGGCCCTGACGCGTGGGAGCCGCTATGAGCTACGTGCTTGAGTCGGGTCGCCGTATGGCCGAGTCCCGCATGACGGAGACGGTGGCAGTTGGTCGGTGGGAGAATATTCGACCGCCCGGCTCTCTGGATCCGGTGCTGACGCTGGTGGAGACGTACTACTCGGGTCACGCTCGGGTGAAGTACCCGTCCGCGTCGGCGACGGTGCAGAGTCCTGCAGGTCAGCAGTTGGTGGAGACGCGCATTGTGTTGTCGTTGCCAGCTGATTCTGAGGCCGTACCGACGGGTGCGCTCGTGCGGGTGGATTCATCCACGGTGGATGCAGCTCTTGTGGGTCGCATGTTTCGTGTGGACGGTCCTGCGCAAGCGGGTCAGACGACGGCGCACCGGTACCCAGTGGTGGAGGAATCATGACTGATGATCTTGCACGGCTTGAGTACGACCTGGGAACGATCCCGCTGCATTCGGGCCGTTTCGTGAGGCAGGCCCTCACTGGTACGGCGATGGAAGCTAAGGAAACATGGAAGGAACTCGTGCAGTCGTCGGGGAGTACGAAGCACTATGGGTCCGCGGTTGATTTCGACGTGCAGGGTGATTGGCCTGAGTATCGTGCTGAGGTTGGCCCGAATCTGGGTCGGCCGCAGGGCCCGTTGGGCATCCTTGAGGATTCG